CCTAATTCCTTATCGTTGTCGTAATATACTACAATCTTTATGATAAAAAGATTAAGGGAGAACCACTTGTTCTCCCAATCCCACTCAATGCCTGCTAACATTCCTTGTATAAAACTAAATCGAATCACGTTTAGCAATCTCCCTTTCTAAATACCACTTAGCTTTCTTGAGATCCTCTACACCATTCTTAAGATCTGCTCTCCAGATATACTTGAAAGCATTCCCAAGGTTGAATCCCATATGTTCGGTAATCTGAATACATTCGATACCCGAGGGGTGAGACTTGTAATGCTTGGGGTGATTCACATTATCATATTGTTGGTCAGAGAGAGAGGGATCGAACCTCCGACATCCTGACTCCAGATCAGGGACTCTACCATCTGAGCTACTCTCTGTTTCTAAATCAATCCAAATTGTCTTCGTCATACAGATCCTCATCTAAATACTCTGTCTCGTCGTCCTCGTCCTGCGGCCTCGGAAGCTCCTCGACTTCTCCCTCCAAGAACTTCTTACGTTGGATAATCCGTTCTTTAAACATCTCAACAATCTCCTCACTAGATATATCAAGCAGTTCCAATAGCTGAGTCTCTTCTACTTGGCGTAGATATTGTTTTAGGCGGTCAAGGTGCATTACTTACTGCCTCATACCCTTTCCGGTATGTTTCCCAGAAACCTTGCCATTCCTTGACTTGGGCAATACACTTAACATGATTAGCGTCGTTCTCATTAGAGATGTCCAGAAGCTCATTTAGGGTGTGCTCGTAGGCGTTTGGGGGATCTTCTTCAACGGCGCTGGTTCCGCTAACATCTCCTTGCTTGGTGATGGCAGGGTCTTTGAGCTTAAGGGTTGGCTTGCTGTCGTTGAACAGGCTGACAATAGCAGGACTAAGCTTAATACCACGAGATTCTTTGTCATTCTTGATCCTTTCTTTTACTTTGTTTTGCTCAAGTTGGATCTTATCATTAGCCAACCGTAGAGATTCAGAAAACTCTTTCGTAATGCTACGAGCATTTGCTTCAAGTTCTTTCTCCTTAATAGCAGCCTTGTCAATAGCTAATTGTAGAGCTACTACATCGTTCTTGCAACTAACAATACGGCTAGTCTGAATCTTGTGGTCAATCCCTAAGGTGAGCATCAATCCAAGGATGACAGGGATATACCAGTACCTAAGCAACAGGGTTAGAAACATAAGACTCTCCTCCGTTTATCTGCAACCTCTTGGACCAATCAACTCCCCGTTGCATATAGTAATCCATCAGCTTTGTCCAAGCACCTACGCATACCGCTACAAATGCAGATACCTCGGCAGTTCTCTCTAAAGGCAGGAGGGTATACATATACCACAGTCCCATCTTGAACAGGGCGAAGGTAGCTATTAGGAATATTGCCCGAGGAAAGATCCGGTAAAGATCTATCAGGTATGCGGGCCATTCCCAAAAGTTAAGCCTCTTATCCTTGGCCGGTAACTTCAATGTTCACAACCTGTCCGTGAGAATCTAAAATAGGAGTACCCATTAACTGAGGCTTAGGAGCATACGCTCCTTTCTTGTTAATGACTCGGTAGATAAGGAGAGTGCTTACTCCATAGCTAGCAGCCAGTTCCTTGACAGGAGTACCACTCTGGTACAAGTCCCGGATCTGTTCAATCTGTTCAAAATCTAATACTTGTTTACGTCCCATTTTACACTCCTACACTGTTTGAGGGATTAGCGGATTTAAGTCTTGGTCCGCTTCGATACCAATGGCGACAGTCACCACATTGATATCTCTGAAATTTCGATGCTTGAGTAAAGAAGAAGCCGCGTCGTTTAGAATTTGTCGAGCCACAAGTAGGACATACTGGCTTTCCTCCTGTTCCCTTGTCAAAGAAGACCCAACTAGGGTGACTTTTAATCCAAGGTTTAAATTTATCATAGACTTTCTCTAAGAGAAGTACATCTTGTCGATTGTAAGACTCCATTTGCTTCCAAGCTTCAGGGTCTTTGTCCATACACTTGAGCCACAATTCATGGGTGGTCTTATGTTTCTGACCCAACCCAAGCGCATTCGCCACGTAGTCAAGCCTGTTGGATGGAAACCTAAAAGCTCTTCGCGCGGTTTGAAGAAGATCGACATTCTTGGAAGGCGCTGGTGGCTTAAAACCATGAAGAAGAAATTCCTTGTTAAGCGTAGGGATATCAAATTTTGTCCCATTGTAATGAACAAGGACATCGGCCTCTTCAAGTAGTCGATGGATACCTTTAAGCATTCGCTTCGGAGAAGATTGATATACGGAATCATATAGGACACTTTTTTCTCCATACCATTTAGCAGCCCAACATAATGTGTAACTAGATTCTAACAACTGATTAGGAGCGATGTTCTGTTTGAACAATCCCCAGACAGTAGCTAAGTTAGGGGCTGTTTCAATGTCAAGTAGTAAGATTTTCACGAATTAAAGAACCTTTCCTTGTCAGTTACCATTAACCAGTTCTTGTACTTTTCGTTAGTAAAAGCCCCAGCTAGACCATTAATGATAGCATACTTACCTACTTCGATGAGCGCGTTGATTTCTTCCGGGCTGGGGTCTTTAATGTCCCACTTTTTGTTTTTGTAAATAATAATTCTGGATTCTCCTCAAAGTCTTCGATGTCTAACCAGATGATACCATTCTTGTCACACCAATCAATGTAGGTAGTCTTGGATTTCTTAGAGATAGTGTTCTTAGCCCTGCCAAATAACATAACTATACGTTTATGGGGGTGCTGTTCCTTGACTAGTAACATCTTTTGTCGGTCTGCTGCTACGAACCGGCCTTTGACTTCAAGAATCAGAGACTTATCTTTATCAGTTATGAAATCCACCAGATAGCGGCATTTCTTAGCTGGTTTTGTATAGAATAAAGTAAGAGCCTCATGACGAGGCTCCATACCCCTACTTTCCATTATATTTGCTACGGAACGCTCAAGTCCTGAGCGGTATTTAGGTCTGGGCCTTTTAGCTGCCATAACTCCCCTTGTTTAGTTCGTATCTTTAGGAGTTGACCAAAGCACAGCATTTTAGCCTCTGCAATCTCCCCGTAGAAGGCCGTATAAGCCATCAGGCAGGTATTATACATCTGATCCTCCCTCATGTCAAGGGAGATGATCTTAGCGGCCTTTTTAGGGCCGATTCCGGGGATTCCGGGGATGTTATCTATGGCATCCCCCATCAATAACTGGGTATAGAACTTATATAACCCCTCTTGGGGAGTTACTTTATATAATAAACCTTTAACGAAATTATAATGAAGGCCGGGGATTTGATCAAGATCCTTGTCGATGGTACAGATGACTGTGTTTTCCTCGGATTGAGTATAGCCCATAGCATCGTCGGCCTCTTCATTATATACAATCTCAGCAGCATGAGCATTTACTAGGTAATCCCGCAAGAAATCATAGTGAATTGGTTTGGGTGACTTGCGGTTAGCTTTATACTCAGGATAGATAGAATTCCGAAAGTTACTTTTATCCCCGGAAGTAAGGAAGATAGTACGGCTTGTTGCGTGTACTGCCTCTAAGATAAGATTCACCGACTCGTCCATACGGGAGGCTGCGATGCCCTCTGATTCCTCATTGGCACCGAAACCCACTCGGTATACGAGAATGTCGCCGTCGATGAGTGCTTTCATAACTACACTACCAAGTAAACTGCAAACATCAGGACAACCAGACCAACAATAAGGAGTACCCGATTGCGTGACTTTACATCTGCATTATTGAATTGGTCCCTCAAACGCCCCATTTCCTTCTTAGCATCACTCAACATCATTCTCCTCTGTAACTGTATCTAAATTAAAGTCAGGGTTAAGTACATACTCTTGGAATTCCTTGGCCGTATTATACACATCAGCCAGAGTTAAACCATCCCTACTATTACACCAGTCTACTGCCGCCTTCAACGTACTCTGACGAATGATTGTCAATTGCCTAGAGTCATTGTTGAAGTTACTATAAGCAGACTGAGAACCAGTACTAGATGAACTTCCACCGGCTTGCTGGGCTACCTCAGTCCCCTTCTTAGCATCAGTCCAATTCCAGTATTCACCGCTCTTGACGGTCGTAATATCAAAGACTTCGCCGGACTGCGATGCTTGGAGAATCTCATAGACCTTCTTATCGAAGGACATAATTAACTTAGACTTGGTAGTATTCTTATCCAAATCCTTAAAAGTTAATTCAAAAGCACTGTAAGGCTTACCATTCTTGCCTGTCTTTAATTCGGCATTACCTACAGCAATAATCTTAATTTGCATTATTAATCCTCATATAATCTTGCATATCTCCCCACGTAGATCCCGTCTGGATCTCAACTTTTAAAGGGAGGTTGAATTCTACCCCGAACAGGCGTTGGAAGTTTGCCGGTATATCGGCAAATACATTGTATAACAACTCACAAACTGTGTCAACTTCTTCCATTGGAGCATCAATTAAGATGCTGTCATGGAC